CACATCAGCGGTTGTGCAGGTGACGACAAACTTTTATCACACGGCAGCTTCTGGCGCTGGGTTATTTAGCACGCCGGCGGTCGGCACCGGTGTGATGACATTTCTTAACGCCACGTCGTCGGGGTTCAATTCATCCACCCCGACCAATATCGGCATTTCAATCAACGGCGGCACATCGTTTGCAGGAACTGTTAAGACTGTGAACGCGAGGCTCGTTCAACCTTAATGAATCTACCACCCAATACCATGAGCTTCATAGTGGGCGGTCTCCTTATTGTGTCACTCATCTTTTTCTTCTTCTTTTGTTCGATGCGCTAGGCTTATGAGACACGCAGTCAAAGCTTCTTCGTTTGCCGATCCGCGCGACATTGCACGGTTTGCGAAGTGCAAGGCGCAAGGCAAGTCCGATGACCAATGCTTCCGCGTCGGAGACAATGCGATTGGCTGCTGGGGTGATTCGACCGCCCAAGGCACCGGTCCAAGCTGCGCGTTGCCCCCAGATTACATGATCAACAAATGGGGGCACATCAACGAGGCAAAGCACAAACAGGTGCTGGTGGAAAAGGGTGACAAGTCGGTGGTGTGCGTGCTGAAAGATCGCATGCCGTGGGTGAAAAACTTGAAGAATGCAGCGCGAATCGATTTGAACCCGGACGCATGCGAAGCACTCGGAATTCCCATTCCCGCGATGACATCCGTAGAATGGAGCTGGGTATGAACCACAGGATACGGCAGGAGATACGCAAGCGGTTGCGCCGATTGGAGAGGGAACTGCGAAGGCGGCATTGCCATTACAAGATGCGCCATGCGATTAGGACGGTTTTGTATGATTAACCTTTCGCCACGCGACCAAGTCGCATTCATCATCGCCGCTGGCCTGATCGGCTGGGGCCTGGTGCTTCTTATTGGCATCACGATTCGCGGAAGGCCGCTGTCGGAGAGCGGCGGCGAAATCTTCCTGGCCATAGCCACTGGGTTGACGACAGCCTTGGGAGCTTATTTCGCTACGCGCAACGGAGGGGCGAAATGACAGTCTTTACACCATCAATGATGCGGACCGCGAACTTCCGGGACGACGTACTATGGGCGATCGCCTACAAGATGGGGCTGGATCCGATCGACAATCTCTTAACAGACCAGGCCCAGGCCCTCGCCCATTACATCAATGAAGCAGTGCGCAGATGTTACGATCACGCGGACTTCCCTGAGTGGGCTGACATTGGTCAGTTCGTGGTGAACAGCGACCACATCGTCACATACAACGAGAGCCCTGTGGGCGGCCATGCCGGGATCGATACGGTAAGGCTCGCGCGTGTCTTCGGGGTTTACCTCGCTGACCCGGATCAGGCTAAAACGCCGGTAGACACACCCTTCAAGCTACGGGATGTAGGGGTGCATGTAGGCTACGATCACGGCTCCACGGTGTGGATAAAGTATCTGGGCACACCGCCCAAGTTCACGGCCGACAAGTGGGACTCGAGTGTCACTTACGACCGGGGCGACCTCGCTTACTCGCGTAAGAGCGGCCACTGTTACCGGAGCCTTACAGCCCACAACATTAACCACGACCCCACAGCGCACCAGGGTGTAGACACCTTCGGCCTGATACAGCTCATGCAGGAGCTCGCCCCGGCCGATACCGGGGTGTCGCAGAAACCGCAGATCGTGGTGGCAGGGTTCACAGGTCTCGACCCCGGTCCGGATCCGCCGGCCACGCCGCCGAGTGGGTCGGTGGTCATTATGACAGTGAAAGACGCAGTGACTAATGCCGTCCTTAGCACGCATACACAGACCGCCGACGGGGTGATGACGCTGAATGATATAATTAACAGTCTGCACGCCGCGCTCGTCACCGATTTGCCCGCATTCGCCATCACGTCAGACACAACGGCTAAAACGATCACCCTTAATAACCCCTCCAAATTTATCGTGACCGGCACCTACAAGGCCGTGTCGTTGAATGGTCCCGGGGCCATTCAGTTGCCTGTGAGCCAGACGCAGCAATACGTGGTGGCCACACCTGCCACCGATCCGCTGTCAAAAGTCGTGAAGCTTTCAATTAGCCCGTCCGATTTCGTGCAGGGCTGGACATACACCCTGCTGTTTACGGACGTCTCAGGGTTGCAGCATGAGGTTGGTTATACTACCCAGAGCTACGATGCGCCCTCGCAAATTTTGACGGGGCTCGCGCAAGCGATCAGGAACGCGAGCGCCCTTGATCCGTTCCTAGCCAGCCTGGGCGTTGCGGTAGACACCAATCTACTCACGATGTCGATGACCATGAGCCAGGACGCGATGATAGATTCTATCAGCATACCACCTGCTGTGGTAACGCGGCTCATTCCGCCGGGGATCTCCCCGGCCCGTGGCAACGTTCCACTGGACGTGACGCTCTTGGTTCCAGGCGGAACAAGCGGTCCGGACACCTCTTCCATCCAGATCATTTACACATTAGACAATACGCCACCGAGTTTGACCAACGGCGTGACGATTCCAAATGGCACCGTCCTACACCTGACAACCCCATGCACTCTACGCGCCGTCTCTACCGATGGTGTGAATATTTCCAGCGAAAGCAGTGGGTCGTACATGGGCGGCCCCGACCTGCCGGAGCCATCTGTTACCCCGCAGGCTGGCACAGTGCCACTGGACGTTACGCTGTCCAATACCGCATCACTAAACATTATCTATACGGTAAACGATACGCCGCCGAGTTTGAGTAACGGAACGCAGGTGCCAAGCGGGACTGTCGTCCATGTAGCCGCCCCCCTTGCACTGCGAGCTGTGACGACCGATGGCACGAACATTTCGTTTGAAACGGTTGGAATCTACAGGGGGATTGGCACGACGATACCCGCGCCGACCATTGTCCCGACTAGCGGGACCGCGCCTTTGGATGCCACGGTATCAACGACTCCGCCGCTACGTATTATTTACACTACCGACAACACGCCCCCGGGTCTGACTAACGGGACACGGGTCACAAGCCCCGCCGTTGTGCATATAGCGGCGGGCCCGACTACGCTCCGGGCGGTTTCTACTGATGGGAGCATCATCTCGTTGGAAGCTTCCGCAACGTATTCGGGCAGCGGCGGCGGTGGCGGCGGCGGTGGCGGCGGTGGCGGCGGGACCCTGTGGTGGGAACAAGTCGTCTTTCCCATGTCGCTCGTGGAGAGCGTGGTGCGCGGCGCTTACGCTGACGCGCTGCGCGAAGGCGGCCAGACGGACAAGGCCACCGTGGAAGAGCAGGGCGCGGGCGCTGATCTAAAGGACCGGACCGAGAAGTTCGTTGCGCCCACCTACGCGCCGCTTACAGACCAATCCAAACCCAGATCGAGGTATAACGTGCGATGAGGTTCCTGGAAGGATTCTTTGCTTCAACGCAAAACGATTCGGTGCAGGATTTTGAATCGATGGCACTCGGCACCACGACCACTGTCTCAGGCTCGACGCACATCGGCAACGTGCAGCTTGAAGACGATCAGGCTTTCTTTAACCAACGGTAAGAGCAATGCCTAAGATCTATAACAAAGTGACCGGCGGGGTGAACGAACAGAACCTGATCCTGGGTGCCCGGGAATCGTTCACTTACCCGTTTGATTCGACGGACTGGAAGGACCTCCGCGGCGGCGCTTTCCTAAGCCTCACCAAAACTAGTGGAGGCACCACGCCGGACGATGACCCGACCGGGCTCGCCGAAACGATCACAAATCCCAATGTCATGCCGCCACAGGACCGCTGCTGGATTGGGTTCAAGACAAGCGACGGCAACCTCCCGACCAACGCGGGCACACTGTTTATCGGCTTTAGTAACTCGGCCGCTATCTCCCACCAGGATCCCGGAGATAGCGTGCTCTTAAGCAGCGACATCGGCATCGGCACGGCTACAAACCAATATTACTGGCGAATAAAAAACAGCATAAACTCGATCGCAACCTTCGCGGTGTTTGACGGGACAACCCGCTTAGGGGTGCTCAACACCGGCTTCCCGCATTTCCCGCAGGTGCCCGCTTCGGCCGGCGGTTACGCCACGTTCATTGGAATCCAGTTGCTGCGTGCTAGCTCCACATCGAAGCAGGTCACGGCAAAAGTGTATAAGAGCGGGAACTCATCCGACATGCTCTTTAGCAACACTCCCACGGGCGACCTGGTGATCTCCACGCTGGACCAGTGGACGATCACGCTCGTCCAATCCTCGCAAATGACTTTGAGCGCGGTGCCGGACGCGCTGTTCTTCTACTCGCCCTTCCACAATAGCCGCCTACGGATCCACGCTTGCGGTGTCCTAAGAGCGTTATGAGAGCGTTATGAACCGCTGGGGTAGCTACGGCCGACGCGATACGCAGGAGAAAACTGACGTCGACCTGCGCTTCGCCGCCCTCGACATGGTGCGCGAACGATCGCTCCTGGGCGCTGGCGTGCTCGCGCGCAGCGAGAACAAACGGTTGCGACTCGGCACCGCAGCGGACCGGCTCGGCACCGCGATCCCGACGGATTTTAACCCCCTGTTCACAAAGCCGTTCCTGGGCTCGTTCGTGTATAACAACCCGAACGGCGAAGAGATGATGCTCATCGCAGAGAAGGACCAACACTTTGTGTGGGTGCTCGAGTTTGGGAAGGACCCCGTCCAGGTGCCGATCCATCTCACGGGCACGCCGGCCGATAACGGCTTTGAATTAGTGGATGGCGTGGAGTTCGTACAGAACTTCGACAAAGTGATCGTGCTACGAAGGCCCAACCTCTGGGCGGACTCAGGCGGCGTGGTGCACGCCCGGCCCATCCTGGTGTGGGACGGCTTTGTCACTGCCGATCCCGGGCCTCCCGTGCACACGGGGAAGTTTGAACCCATGGCGCTCTCCACTTATGGGCGCTTGTTGGTGTCACAAAACTCGTGGAGCGGTGAACCCTTTAAAGACAGGATCATCTACTACAACCAGTATCGACCGGACCTGCCGGCCCGCGACCAGCTCATCGTGAGCGATCCCGGCGACTCCACGAGCTACGACGACGTCTTTGGCGTTTACAGGATCAACAGTGGGCAGGCCGATTTCATCGTGCGCGTGTGGGCGTATTTCCGTAACGGGATCGTGGTCTTCAAGGCCAAGACGCTGCACTTCCTAAGTAACTTTACGATCGATCCCACGCTGGCGGTGCAAACTCCATTCAGTGTGAACCGGGGCGCGTGCGGCACCGGCTCGATAGTAGAAGTGGGCACAGACGTGATGTTCCTCTCAGAGCCGGACGGCATCTATCGCTTGACCGAGGTGATCACAGAGAAGGTTACCACAGAAGCCGCGCCGGCCAGCGAACCGCTCCAGCCAGTGATCGACCGGATCAACTGGGCCGCAGCCAAGTCCTTAAGCGCAGGCGGGGCGTGCGCGCAAACGCTCGAGCTCTACACTTACTTTGGTGTGCCGCTCGACGGTGCGCTGCGTAACAACACAATCATCGTCTACAACAATAACACCAGGCAATGGGAATCGATCGACACGTGGACGGACCCGGACTTTGGGTTTCACGCCATGCACATCGCGAGCTATAACGACGCGCGCCGTCTGTTCGCGATCGATTACACGAAATCGATTGTTTACCTCCTTTACGAAGGGTTCTTTGACGACACCTTTAATGGGTCCAATCACATCGATTCACTGATCGAGACGCGCGGTTACGCGGGCCCAGGTGAGTATAACCGGTTTCACCGGATGCAACTGGCCATCTCCACGTTTAACCCCGAGATAAACATCACCGCGATCACCGATGGCTTTAGCGAAGAAAAGCTGATCACCGAGGACGGACCCATCACGAAGAACCGGGAAAAGTTCTACCCGCACGGGCACCCGGATTACTTTGACCCGGATGCGACGGGCGATCCACTGGAGCCGCGGCGTCTGGACTACAGCAGCTCCGACGAAGAGTTTGCCGTGCAGGATTTCGAGGGCCTGGCGTTGGGTGACGTGGAAAGCATCCCCGGGACCGCACCGTCGGGCACAGGTCCCACACAGCAATCGGTGGAACGCAAGGCCGTGCGCGCCAATGGCAGGTGGGTGAGTTTCCGTATCGAGAACACCAAAGGGAGATGCGAGATCCAGGGCGTGGGCGTCGATTCCACGCAGGTCCCGCCAACCGTGAGGGTAGCAGCGTGACCGACCCGACCTTTATGACAATGATCAGAGGCGTTGATCCGCGTCGGCCCACAGCGATCGAGCTCGCGCACGCGTGTTATAAGAAGTGGAAAGGCATGGCCAGCTTCCAGGAGGACCTCAAGCACTACCTCCTTTACGGGGTAGTGATCTCGCGGCCGACCTGCTTTGTGATGGCGAAAGTGATCGACCTCGCGCCGCTGGACGCGGACGGGGTGCCGATCCCGCCAATAAGGCCGGCCTGGTTCGTGCGTATGGCGGTGGGCGACTTAAGGGAACTCATAAGTCTCACCCCGGGGTTTCTCCCGGCAATCTGCTTCTACCGCCGCGGTGCCGGCAAAATGCGAGTGCTCCCGCTCGGGCGTTTTACGAGAGCAATAAGTAAAGGAGCAAAATTATGGGCGGACCACAAATACCACAACAAAATCTAGGCCAGGAACTAGGCCAGACATTTGGCGCGTTCAAAAGCCAGGAGCTGCCAGCGTTTCAAAACTTTGTGAGCGGCCAGCCGATCCTGGAGGGACAACAACAGAACTATCTGCAATCGCTCCAGCCGTTTCTCCAGCAGTATGTCCAGCCGATCCTCGCCAGCGGAGGCGCGTTGACACACGAGCAGGAGGGCGACGTGCGCAGGCAAACAGGCGCGCTTTTCGCGGAAACGGGCCAGCTCCATGGCAACCAGTATGTGGGGCAGGAGCTCTTAAACCGACAGGCTTTCCAGCAACAACGGGTGCAGCAGGCGCTGCAAGAAAGCGGCCAGGTCCAGCAACAAGGGCTAGGGACCGAGGCTGCGGAGACTGGTAACTTCATGGCACTCCTCGCGCCACTCCTTAACTTCGGTAGCGATGTGTTCTCCAGTAATCAGAACGCGGCCGCAGCGCAATCGATCGCCGGCGGGAACAAGGCCAGCGGCGGGTTAAGCGCAGGGGTAGGCTTGATTGGCGCGGCTGCAACGGCCTACTAACACAAGATGACTTCGATCTATGATGACGACGCGCGGGTGGGCGAGCTCACCTGCGAGGCGTTGAGTCGCTCGGGTTCTGCCTTGCTGCAGATCCACCGGTTTGCGCCGGACGATCAAGCGCACGCGAACGAACTACTAGCGATCTTTGATCCACCAGAAGACGCCCGGATTGCAGACGTGGGATGCGGCGTGGGCGAGCTGGCTAGGCTAATGCGGGTGAAACGGCCGGACTTGCATTGCATCCTCATCAACAAGAGCCCGGCCCAGCTCGCAATGTGCCCGACAGATCTCGAGCGGATCGAAGGGCTAGCCGAGTCCCTGCCCCTCGCTCGCGGCGACGTGGACGCGATCCTCGCCACTTACGTGCTGGGGCACATAGAAGACTTGTCCCGCTTTACGGATGAGTGCGATCGGGTGCTGGAGAAAGGCGGCCACGTTTACCTCTACGACCTCTTTCAGCTCGACCCGTTCAAGCCGACCTGGCTCGAGCACGATCTGCAATACATAGCGCGAACAGTCTCCGAAGTGACCAGGGCCTTCGTCGCTGCCGGCTTTAATCTCGATCGCGGGATCCGCTACGGCACTTTTCTGCCGAAAGAAATCGCGGACCTGATGCCGCAAACGGTCACGCTACGCAACACCGGGAGCGCAACGCTCGTGTTCTACAAATGAATAAGGATCTCATCGACCACAGCCGGGAATTGATCCGGCGCTTTTGCCGGAACGCAGTGCTCTTGTGCAGCTTTGGCAAGGACTCCATGGCGCTGCTACACCTGGCGCGTGAAACGTTGCCCCGCTCGGACCTGGCTTGCTCCACTTACCCGCTCCCAGTCCTCTACCACCGGCACCCATGGTTCGCATTTAAGAACAAGTTCGCGAACCGCGTTATCGAATCATGGGGCCTGGAAGTGCACGATTTCCCGCCGGCAGCGTGCGGAGTTAAAGCGAACGAGCGCCACCTGGAGCTAGTGGCGCGCTACCACTTTGGGAATAGCGGGATGGACTTACCGATCAACATAGAGTCACCCATTGCGCGCCGCGATTTTGTGTGCGGGCTCCAGTGGCTCTTACGGCCTAAGAGCGCAAAGATTGCCTGGCTATGGGAGAACGCGTTGATCGGCCACAAGTCAACTGACATGGATCCGTTCGATGGGCCGATCCCGCTCAAGTGCGACCACACAGAGGCGGGCGGCGTGCGAATCGCTTTCCCATTACGGCACTGGACCGACGCCGACGTGTGGGATTACCTCGAGGAAAACAAAGTCCCGTATGACAAAGGGCGCTACGCGGACGCTAAGGAACTGGCGGACAAATGGGCTAACCCGGATTACCTACACGCTTGCACGGCGTGCATCGATCCCCGGCAAAAAGCGCTCACGGTGCATTGCCCGAAGATCAATCAACAAGTGCAAAACGTGGGGGCCAACGTGCTCCGGCTGGAGCAGGTGCCCGCTTATCTAGAAAAGGAGCAAGCAGCATGATCCCAGACGACGCATTCCCGATGGCAAGAGACTTGTATCAACAGGCCCTCGACTTGGGTGCAAGCCCGACCAACGCAGCTTACCTGGTTGGCAGCGCTTACCAGGAGAGCAGCTTTAACCCAAACGAGCGGGACGACTTCGTAGGCGGCAAGCCCACATCCTTCGGCCTGATGCAGGTAGGCAGCCCCTCCTTAGGCTCTGGTAGCGTGCCGGACCAATTCAAGAATTACATCACAGCCATGCAGAACCACGCGCCGGACACCTGGGCGGCCATGAACGCTGCAGCCACACCCGAAGCCGCACACGTGGCTTTGCATCAGAACCCCGATTGGCGCATGGGCATCCCGGGAGCTCGGTTTGAAAATGCGAGTCAACTCCTCGGCAGCACTGACCAGGGTCAATACCAAAACCTACCATCGTATCTGCAGCGCAACCCGCCCACGCAGCTCACGCAACCCACTACCTGGCAACAAATCATGGGTCCACTGGCTAGCCCCCCGCCGCAGCAGTCCATGCTTAACACGGGCGGCTACCAAAACCTCCCGGCATACCTGGCGCAACCGGCCGCGGCAGCTACACCAGCGCAGCCGAGCACCACAGACCAGTTCGCCACCAACTTTGGGAAAAGCTTAACGAGCATGGCCCAGAACCAGATGGCCCAGCAGCAGGCGCAAGGCAACCAGATGGTGCAATCGCTTTTAAGCCGGCAGCCCTCCGGCGCGGCCGCGCTGGCCCAGCTCGCAGCCAACCCGCAAGCGTTTCTACAGAACCCCTATCTACAGAGGGTAGCGGCCACAGGTCCGCTCCCTGGGCCCACATATTATTACGCTCGCGGCGGCGTGGTGCCGCGGCCGCTCTACGCGCAGCAAGGCACGATCGTCCCTGCGCGTCCGGTCGTAGTCAATAGAGCGCCGATGCCGATGGTTCCTGCACGTCCGGCCGTAATCAACAGGGCGCCGGTGCCGATGCCTTCTCGCCCGCCACTTTATTTGCAGCGTGGCGCGGTGGTTCCTGGTCGGCCCACGGCGATGGATACCGTGCGGGCAATGCTATCGCCCGGCGAAATGGTCCTAAATCGACAACAAGAACAAGCGGTGCGGCCAATCAGGGGTAAGGCCGGTAGCCTGAGACCGGACCAACTTCAAGCCCTTGCAAGGGCTCGATCAAGGCTGGCAGGATGAAAAAGATTCCACTAACACAGGGGCAGTTCGCGATCGTCGATGATGACGATTACGCGGACTTATCGAAATTCAAATGGTATGCCATGTGGGATCGCAGAAGAAAAGTCTTTATAGCTGTTAGGCGGCTGGATTTGGAGACGCTAGCCGATGCCAAAACGGATGGCAGAAGCTGTCGGCGCCAGCGAACTGTGTTCATGGCTCGCGCGATCTTGTCGCCGCCGATCGGATTTGAGGTCGATCATGCGAACATGGACACATTGGATAACAGGCGCTCTAACATTCGTCTCGCACAACGCCGCCAAAATCTTATGAATCGAAGAAAATGGGGTTCGGCATGTCGATTTAAGGGGATATTCCGAAATGGGAAGAGCTTCACCGCGATTATCCGCGTTAAGAGCAATCGCAGAAAATCGGTAGGAACTTTCAAAACAGAAATAGAAGCCGCCAAAGCGTACAACCAGGCGGCAAAACAACACTACGGCGAGTTCGCTCGCCTCAATCCAGTATAAGAAAGAGAGGATACAAACGTGCCTTTTACAGTGAACGTGGGTCCCTATATGGGCGGGGCATACCTGGCGCAAGCCGGCCAATCGCTCGGCACCGGCATCGGCGACCTGCTAAAGGATTATTCAGACACGCAAGCCAAGGTCGCCGGCGCGGACCTGATCATTAACCACGCGCACGCACTGGGCCAGGCAAACCCTGGCGCGCCGGGATCGATCACGCCCGAGGACTGGTTTAACTACCAGAAGATGGGCGCCAAACAAAGGATCGCTTTCGCTGGAGGCCAGGCGTCACTCTTCGCAAACGACATCCAGCGCCAGCAAGCGGACTATCAACAGAAGGAAGCACTTGCCAGGACAGGATTGTATGGTGCGCAAACTGCGGACCTGACAGCGCCGCCCCAGATGTTTAATTTGTCAACCCCTCCCAGCGCTCAATACACCGGGATCAATGTCCCGCCAAACCCGATCCCTGCCACGCCTTCCACATTTGGCATGGGACCGCCGGCCGCCTCGCAGGCGGGACTAGGGATGGGACTGGGCGCGCCCGTAGCTCCGCCAACCTCCATGGACCTGGGAGGTGCGCCCGCGTCGCTGGACTTGGCCACGCAACAGACAATGCCCACCGCGCCGACCGTGGACCTCGGCGGCCCGGCCGTCGCACCGCAAGGCTACCAACGCGTGACACCTGGTGCTACGCAGCCGGTTGTCTCATACCGCGGGCAACTGCACATGATCGAGCCAGGATTCGCCCCGAGCGCAATAGATGTTTCCACGCCCTCGGGCAAGCACTACACCATGCTCACGACCACCGCTAAATCTGCCGTGGAAGCTGCCGGCGAAGCAGACAAATACGTCTCGCCCAGGGCCGGCCAGCCCATATATGATCCCCGCGACCCAAAGAAACTACTAGGCATCTGGGACGAGCACGGTGGCATCAAGAGCACATCAGAGGATGCAATGGCCCAATTAATGCAGCTCCTTGGAGCTCAGGCTGTCAAGGAACAGGGTGGCGACGGATCGGCTCCCGCAACCACGGCTACGCCAGCGCCCGCGATCGCGCCACAGACTTCGATCAACCCCCTCGGCGGCTACACCCAGCCGCTCACTGGGACACCGCCGCCCATCGGCCCGGCGGGCATAGGCCCACAGAGTGCCGCGATCGCGACCGGAGCACCTAACGCCAGCATAGTACAAAGCTTTGTTTTGATGGCCAGGAACGCGCTCGGCCCGGGCGCGACCCCGCAACAGATCGCAGCGGCAGCCCGCCAACTGGCCCAACAAAGCGGCTACACACAAGCCGCCTAGAGGACCGCAATGGCCGACCTGTTCGACGCTTACGCTCACGCCTCGTTCGAGCTGGCCCCGCAGTTAAGTCCGCTGGACCAGGCGATCTCCGAGGTCCTGCGCACTGGCACCGGCAGCCCAGAGCTCGAGCAAGCCCTTGCCAGGCAGGAACAAGAGCAGGCCCAGGCAATACAGGAGCTCCAGGCCAGGGGAGAACTTGGGCCGGCGATAGGAGGCAGAGAACTGCCCGCTCCCGCCTCAGAGGCGGGACCCCCTCCAGAAACTGCGGCGCTGCCTCCGCCATCACCACCACAAACAAGGCAAATGCCTGGCCCTCTCTCTCCCATACAGGTATACCAGGAGCCCGCGCCTCCAGGCACCAGGATCCAGATGCCCTCGGTAGAAGCAACCGAGGCTGTGCCCACGTTGCAGGTGCCGCAACCGCCGCCGGCCGAGCAACAGGTAGCTCAGGCGCTCCAGCCATCACCGCAGCCTTCTTCTGAACTAGCCCAGGAGGGATATAAAGCTTTGCTTCAGCAAGCGGCACAACCGTATGGACCCCCCACGACGCTAATGCAATCTTTGCCGCCGCCACTTGGCGGGATCCCGCAAGTGCCGCTCATCATGCCACCATCGCCCCCACAGGGGGACGCTTTCGACGCCGCGGCTCATGCCCTGGTCCAATCCGGGTTAACGGGAACGGCTAACATGGCCACCGGTGTCCTAGGCAAGGCCTTATATACCCCGGCATTGAGCTCACCGCAGGATCTCGCGCAGAGAATGCAATTTCTCCAAGCTGCTCAAGACCCGCTTCTACGTGCCCCCAGGCAACTGTCCCAATTCGCCGAGCAACAGTTCCCGGTGGATCCGCGGTTTGAAAGTAACCTCCTCGTGCAAACTGCCAGAGCCACGGGATCCATGGCCCCGGTCGCGGCTGCCGGCATCGCTACCGGACCATTTGCACCGATCACTGCAGCGGCCGCGATCAACCTTCAAAGCACTGGCGACCGCATCACGAACCAATACCAGGCCATGGTGGATGCAGGCATGGATCCTGGCCAAGCTGCCCAGAAAACGTTTGCCCAGGCCGAGGCTGGAGGGGCTGCAGAATCACTCGTGTGGGCTGCCTTGCCGGGGCCGCTCCGAAACGCGGCCGACAAATACTTGATTGACAAAATCGGCGCGAAAGGCGTGAGCCGGCTCCTATTGAACCGGGCCGCGCAATTTGGCGAAGGCGCAACGTTAGGCACAGCGAACCGGATCGCCAGTAACACCGCGACTGGCGAGCCCTTAGCACAAGGCGTGGGCGGGTCCGCGCTTGGGCTAGGATTGCTCCAAGCCGCCATCATGCCGCGCGGTCGCTCCGCCTTCGAGCACGAGGCATACGCGGAGCCTTACAGGAAAGTCGCAGAATTCTGGCAGGACCTGGATAAGCGGGCGAATGAGGCCCAACAGCTAAGAGGCGCTACGGCCGACCAGGCGGAGCTGATCCGGCGCGGCTACACGGAACCGGCTGTGATGAAGTTGTCGCCGGCCGATGCCAAGGCACAGCTACGAGCCGAGCGCACAGCCGAGATCGAGAGCATGAAACAGAAGCTGCCGACTGCTGCGCAGACTTTACGCATGTTAGCCGGAGGTGAGCCAGGACGCGCAGGTGTTAGTGGCGCGATCGGCGAGACGGGCGCGCCGCGCCGAGCTCCGACGGCGAAAGAACAGAAAGCTAGGATGGAAGCGGCCAAGGCGCGTGCAAAAGAAACCGCTGCGCGCGCGGGCCATGACATAGCAAAGAGTAACTACCAGCGAGTCCTGGATCACCACCGTTCGCGACCAGTAAACGCGGACCGATTCCGCACGAACGCTCCTAAACCGTATCGAAGCACCAACGATGTTAAGCAGATTAAAAACGGCATCGCTTTCCTCAAGAAGAACCTGGTCAAAACAGCCCGGTTAGCATTGAAGGAACCCTGGGCACGCCGTTACGCAGCCAAGCAATACGAGGGTTACAACATCCAAGCTCACGAGATCGCCGACGAATTCCAGAAGAAGCCTGAGACGGTCATGCTGATAGAATCAGCCGAGAGCCCGAACACATCGCCAGATAATTCCTTTGAAGCAACGCGGCGCATTTTGAAGATCTTGCGCGATAACACCGGGGACCGCTTCGACGAGAGGATGGCAGACTGGGCGCGCAACAAGATGGGCAAAAACTCTGCAGGAGAGTTGGTGCATCTTTATGACCCGGCGGACGTCGACGCCCTGATGGGAAAGAAGTTCTCTGAACTGCCGGCGAAGGGCGAGATGCAAGCAAAATGGCTGCGGGCGTTCGATGAGGTTTATCATCCCGACAGGATGCTTCGTGTCGTTAGGCCGGATGGAACGCTGGGCGACACAGTAAAAACTAGCACGGGCGCTGACATGCCTTTCGCCTGGACCACATTTAAACCGATCCAGAGCGGGATCGACGCCGCGCTTGAACAGCGGACGCCGGAGGAGATTCTGAGCACGCCGAAAGTCGCCAACTATTACATGTCGAAATTGCTGGCGTTTCATCCGAGCGATCACGTCGTTGTTGACACGCATCACACTTCCGCCGCCTGGGGTAACTCGCTCCCGTCAAGTAACCCCCTGGTTAAAGACGTGTTCGCAGCCAGCCGAGCAGGCCCGGACGACGAGTTTGCTGGCTACTATTCGATCGTTCACGAGGCGACGTTGCAAGCTGCAAAAGAAGTGGGAATGGAGCCGAAAGAATTCCAGGCATTGGTGTGGGCGTATCAGCGCGGACTCAAGTCGCCAGACGTCCTGGGACCGGTATTGTCGGAAGTAATTCAAGGCTTGTGGACCGATGCCGCACGTGGTAAGATCACCGAGGAGCAAGCATATGACGGCACAGAACACATCGCCAGAGACTTCCACGGAGGCAAAGTCCCCGCGCCGGACTACTACGCTGGAGGACGATTCGGTAGTGCAGGAGCTCCGCCGGAAGGGACTTCCGGTAAACCGGCAGAACTACCTCAAGGAGGCGGGATTCCAGAACCCGCCCTACGGGGAGGAAGAGTCCCTGGTGCCGCGGGAGCTGCAGTTGAACCCGGATCCGCCCCTGGCGGATTAAAGCTTCGTGAGACGCGCGACGTCGGCGGCGGGATCGGCGAAACAGGCGGGCCGCGCGGCTCGCGCGACGAAGAGATCAAGACTGAAGCTGCAGGGCAGGCCTTCGGCAAGCTGCGCGAGACGCGCGACATCGGCGGCGGCGTGGGGGCCGTCGGTGGACCGCGAGAGGCCGCCGAAGCCCCGCCAGAGCGCCGCATTATAATTCAGCGTGGCGCGCACGATCCAGTAACCGTTATATTTCAAGACCGTGCAGACAAAGACGCTTTTGTAAGGGCTAGTCAATTCAGAGCTGCAACTCAAGGGCGGCGCGAATACCCAGGAGATCTACCACAGGCTGGCGACAGAGATTTCTACGATAAGGTTCGTGCACTCGCCAGAGCGCAAGACAAACGAGATCCGCAGGATCTCTTCGTTGATAGGAGCGGAAACCGGATCGAACGGGCCGCCGCACCTGAGCCGGCACAAGCGCCTGAGCCAACACCTCCAGCGGAGGCACTAACAGCTCCGGCGGAAGCGCCGGCAGTTCCAGGTGCGGCACCAATAGTTGCAAGTGCCGGACCGCCAGCACCCGCTGCCGGCCCCAAGCTGCCGACCCAGGACGAGCTCGAGGCGGACGCGAATGACCCACAGAAAATGCGTGGCCACATCGCCACGGTAAAGCGGATGACCGAGGTGTCGCCCCCGGTCAAATTCTTCGTGGAAAGTTATTACACGCCCACCACGCTCAAGGCCGTTACCGATAACGCCAACGGCAAGATCGATGCCATGGGTCTAGACAAGGCGAAAGATGTCTTTACTGCTTCACGCAAGACCGATGCGGACACCATGGCCTTCGGCCAAGAGCTCGCGCTGCGCCTCGATAAATTTGGCCGTTACGATGAAGCGGCCGAAGTGCGCGACGCCATGGCCGCCAAGTTGACCGGCCCGGCCCAGGCGATGTGGTTCATCTCCACCATCAGCAAAACTTCACCACAAGGGCTCATCAATACCGCACAAAAATTGGTCGCTGGCGTGCTTCAGAAAAATCCCAGGATGGGCGAGCGTCTGGCCGAGTTCGACCAGATGCGCGCGAAACTGGGGGCGATGCGCCCCGGTCCGCTGCGCGATGCCGAGATGCATTTGATGATCAACCGGCTCGCGCGCGTGGGCGTGGGCGGCGAACGCTTGGGCGCTCTTGACCTGGCCAATCTCCTCAAGAAACAGCAGGCCGGCGTGCTCACGCCGGACGAGCTGCGCACCGCGCTCATCAAAGCTTTCGGGATCCCGCAGCTCACGCGGGAAAACGTCCGTGCGATCCAGGCCGCGCAGAAAGTGTGGGAAGCTGTGCCGGCAGATAACCCGCTACTCAAACTTAAACGCGGCGCAGAGATGATGGACACCGTCTACGGCCTGGTCCCGCACGATCTCTGGGACAAGGTGCGCGCCACTGCGGTCATCTCCATGATCCTGCACGGCCGGCTCCCGCTCCGCATCGGGATCTCAAACGCGCTGCGAATGTTTGGGCAGATGACTGCGGACGCGGTCCTCAATGTGCCGCGGGACGTCGGCAACGTGTTCATGGGTAGAAAGACGATCACCGCCGCGCAACTCGATGGGATCGCCAGTGGGCTCCTCGCGCCAGGCCGCGCTTTCGCGGCCGGCTACTCAGATGCGCGGCTACGCGGGCTCACCGCGGTGCCGAGCTTCAAAGAAGGCATGGAGACGTTGATCGACCTGTCGAGCCTCACCACACGCGGCATGTTCGAGGCGAGCGACATCACCCGCAGCACGCACACTTTCAGCTCGCGCTTCGGCCGGTTGTTCGAGGACGCGGTCACGCTCCTGCATAATACTGTGCCTTACGGGTTCTGGAGCGCCGGGTTCCATTCCAGCTTGGCCCGGCAAATGACCGAGGCTCGCGTCGCCACGCCGACCGCGGAGATGATTTCTAACGCGCACCTCGACGCTAACAAGGCGATCTTTTACAACGACACAGCGCTCTACAAAGCGCTCCTGGCCGTGCGCAATGGCCTCAACTTGGTCACCGGCAGCACGGCAATTACAAAAGGCAAGTATGGCGTGGGCACAGCGCTCATCCCATTCGCTAAAGTGCCAGCGGCGATCCTGAGCGAGGGCGCGACCTGGACGCCATTTGGCCTCGGTAAAGCCGGCATCGAAATCTTGCGGCCCTTTGTCACGGGCGAGAGTTTCGACGGCCGCGCGGCCGGCGAGGCCGTGGTGAAAGCCGCCCTGGGCACAGGTTCCCTGGCACTCGCAGGCTACCAGCTCGCCAAGATCGGGGTCCTGACCGGCGCGCCGGATGAGAACCGGGACATCGAAGCCATGCGCAAAGCCAGCGGCTGGGGCGCATACCGCATTAACATGAGCGAGCTGCGCCGGCGCGCGATGAGCGGAAACTGGTGGCAGAAATCAACCGGCCCAGCCGATGGCGACATGATTATCAACTACAACTGGCTCGAGCCCGTTGCATTCCCGATCGCGATGGGTGCGGACCTGGCGCACAGCGAACTCAAACAGGAGATCGATCTCAAGCGCGGCAAAATCACCAGCAACGCGGCACTGCGCGCTCTCGGTGCCGGCGTAGGATCCATGGCCGATTCGCCGATGCTGCAAAACCTGCAGCAAGCGCTCCAGACCGCGGTCGAACAGCCGTGGAAGATCCCAGTCGAGCTCGCCGCGAACGTGCCAGGCAACTTTATCCCGAGCCTGGTCCGGCAGACCGGGCAATACATGGACAACCAGGTACGCGAGACGCGCGGCGGCACATTCGTGGAGCAGGAAGCGAACCGGTTGCTCTCGCAACTCCCAGGTTTAAGTCAGAAATACCCGCCCAAATACGACGTCTTTGGCGACGCGGTCCAACGCTACAACTATGGGAACAATTCCTTGATCAACATTTTCTTTAACCCTGCCATGGTAAGCAAATTTAAAACCGAGCCCGGGCTAAAGGAAATGACCCGCATGTATGAGGCGACCGGCAGCTCCGAGCAATTGGCCAGGGCCGTGCCGGCCACACTAATGATTAACGGCAAACAGGTCCAGCTCACTAACGAACAGCTCTCGGCTTACCAGCGTTACGTGGGGCAGGTCGCCCCGCCAATGATCGCGCGTTTACTGGCCGCGCCGGCCTTCGCAGCCGAGCCTCTCACGGTCAAACAAAACATGATGGGCCAGATCCTCAACGCCACCAACAACGCGGCGAAGGTGGACCTTTTCGGGCAATCGCCCGTGTCGGTGGGCCTCTCACTCAAAGGCCCGAAATTAGTCGGTAAGCCGGATCTCTTTGAACTGGCCGCAATACAGAACGCCCGAAGGCTCGGTTTAAACCAGCCCGTGAGCGGCCCGCTAGCGCGTCCGGCCGGCACGCCGGTGTGGCCGCCACCGCAAACCATGAAACTGCCTTCCCTGGCTCCCTAATGCGCGGCGCTGGCATCTCTACGAAGGTGTTCCACTCGGAGAGCGGCTGCGTCCGGAGTCATGCCGTGGTATTCGGCGACAAAGAGCGCGGCGTCTTCCATCTTGACCGGCAGATTGCCGCGATCGTTCACATAGAACTGGGTGAGTTCCACGACCAAGCGTACCGGATTCCCCGCGTAGAAGTTCTTCTTCTGGTTTGCGTCCAGCCAGCCGGCAGCCCAGGACACTGCGAAGACGACACCCTGATTACTAGAAACCAAAGCCAACCACGTAATGCCATTACGGGGCAGCGTGTTCTGGCACGCCCGCCTCAGTTGTTCCTGCTCCTCCGCGGCTGCGGCATGGAATGTAGTAATCAGGACCAGGAGAGCGAACAGTTTCGTTTTGTGTTGCATGGTGCAACCAATCGGTCGGAACGCATTGCGTGTCAAACGAGAATCAACAAAAGGAAGGAGGAAAGAACATGGGTTTGTTAGTCATATTTTACTGGATCCTGATACTGCTCATCGCGATCGGCGCGATCGCTCCGGCGAGTTGGGAGTACTGGCCTCGTGCAAATGCCGTGATCACGTTGGTTTTATTCATCATAATCGGCATCAAGATGTTGAAGCCAACGTGGTAGTGCTCTTAGACAAATGGTCTGGCTGTGGTTAATCGAACGTGACGAAAAGGGGGAGCCGGTGCGGATGCACTGGCTCGGCCCCGACGCGCCGGCCGGCGGAGCGCCCGAGCCCGAGCATTTCATGCCTGGAATGCGCGACTGGGCACGCAAACACGGGCTCGACCCCAAGCACGGCCTACCGGATCCCGAGCCATGCGCTTAAGCTACGATGATGAAGAGGGCGATCTAATCGATCGCTATTGCATGCTCTTGCATGCGATCGGTTACTTTGATTTCGGGTAGTGGGCTACTTTGATTTTGTTCATGCATTAGAGTTTTGAGGCGGTTAAATTTGCGGGATGAAATGCCCGCAGTGCAGTTACGAATGGACGCCAGATAGCAGCGAGCTTGCCGCTGAGTTTGGGCATAGAACTAGCAAAGCCAAGGCCAGAGCAGCCAGGCGCAACGCTAGGCTCGGTGGCTGGCCGAAGGGAAAGAAACGCGGCAAGCGCAAACGTGACGCGAACCAGATAGCTCACAGCGTCGTTGCCAAAGCTGAAAAGCTCACGCGGCAAGGGCGACCTCCTGTTGCTCTAAAAGCTCTACCAACTCCGAAATCTCCCAAACGTGGTCGGTGAGACCGGCAGCCATAGCCGGAGTTATTCGCAAGCTCGAATGGATTCGGCAGAAGTTGTAATGAACGAAGTGCAGAGCGCACGCGAGTCGATGATTCTCGATCTTTTTCGAGAAGGCGTTTGTGAGGCGTGTAAACCGCCGCATTTGCATACGCATCGTGAGATTCTGGCGCTCAGCATGGCTTGTGCAGATTTCGCTTTTCGTGATCTTCCCACTAATGACCGTGCGCTCTGTGCCAATGCACTCGCCGGGACTGTATTTGCCCTCCAACGTGTTTTCTCCGTAAATCTTGCGGACCATCCCGAAGTCGATCTCTTGCAGATGGAATGCGGCTTTGACGGCTATGAGGTAAGCGCGGTGTCCGTCTGTTGATAACTGAACGCGGTTCTTTAGCCGCTTCGCCACTGAGCGCATGAACGGGTAAGCACTCTGCGCCGTTCGATCTCCGACATACCAAGCGGGAATAAGTTTCGTGTCCGGGTCAATCGCTACCCATGTCCAAACGTCGCCCGCTCCGCTGCCCTTCAAATGTTGCGGAACGTTCTTCGCCTTTGCATAGCAAAAGCTCCAAATCTCGTCACACTGGATGCGCGTGCATGGCAAGTCGCGCATGGAATTATCTGCGAATCGCTCACATGCCTCGCCAAGCTCCACTGCTAGTCTCGACACAGTTTTCTTGGCGAGGCCCGTCATACGGCACGTTGCGCGTTGGGAATTACCCTCTACGAGACACGCAATCGCGCTTGTCCTTTCTTTTATGGTAAGCCGGTTCATTTTTGCGTTCTAGGCAGGCGGTTAAATCCATTCCACAGACTTTTAATTGCTTCCTCGTATATTGCCCTCTCACCGTCAGTCCACTGGTGGCCGTGATCTGCAAGCGCAACCCCAAGGGAGTCTAAAGCGCCCGTAACCAATGTGATTTCTTCATCGGAGAGTGCCCTTTCTTGCTTGCATTCTCCATATCCTTTTTCGTGCTGCGACAGTGGCAGGCCGCACTTCGAGCAAAGCGTGTCCTGTGCAACGGGTTCCTGCCCCGTCAAGTCCGTCTCCGCGTCAGTTTCCCCTTGTCTAGCAGCCTTAATCAGTGGCCGAATCCTCAGGCATTCTTGATATAATTCTCGTGATTTCTCGAACCCGAATTTGTCATTACATGCAGCATCGGACACCCAAGGCTCTACAAATCTGGCAAAACTCATCAAAGCGTCGATTGTCTGAGACTGCATAGTTTTGAGTAGATGATTGGCCTCCCAAGAACCTCCCCCAATCTCGGAATAGATGCCTTCAGGAATGGCTTCAAAAGGATTCGGCTCGTCGCCGAATTTGGTTATACCTTTGGCCATTTGCACAACCTGCGCCCACAAAATAGCCTCGTCCGAATTGCAATCGCATTGCCGTTGAGCAAAGTCTGCAATCTGTTTTAGTAACTGTGTTGATTTGTTTTCGTTCATACAGTCATAATACCCATCTAGTTCGGTATGTCAACAAAAATCGTTCCTTTTTGTGAAAAATTTTCAAAGTAGCCCACTACCTGATTTCGAGCAAAGATGCGCAGCACGAGCGATCCGAAAATCGAAGGAACGCCATGCGAGGAAACTAAAGCGCCTGGCAGAAAGAGCAGCAAAAAGAGCAGCATGAGATATCCTTCCCAGGTGAAACTGTTGAACCCCATTCAGTCGATCCGTTACCTGGGAAAAGCATGCAAAGTGTGGTCAAAAGTGGCGATTTACCTAGGTAAACGGTGTGTATGCGTATGTGTAAAGCGTGAATAAGTGGAAACCCAAAAAGAGCAGCAAAAAGAGCAGCATTCGTATAAAAAGAGCAGCAAAAAGAGCAGCACGAAATCGGCCGTTACCATCAAATTTAACCTTGATGGAGCTCCTGGCGTTAGGCAAACTGTAAACCATTTTGCTTGCCGCGCCTGTGCTGGCCGATCCGCAACAAGCCGACAGCCCAACGCCGAAAGGCCGAGGGCAGGATGACGGCGGCGAAGCGCGAGAGAGCACAAACAGAGCGACCACCGAGCAATATGAGAATCGGGGACTCTCGTGGCGGCGGGCAAAATGAGACGGGGCGTGGCGCAGTTGGTAGCGCGCACGGTTGGGCTCCGTGAGGCCGCGGGTTCGAGTCCCGCCGCCCCGACATTGTAAGGACGCGATTTCTCTTGCCCATATGTGCACGCAGTTCGAGTCTTTTCTCGCGGCATGGATGGGAAGAGGAACAAGAAGATTGAGATCCGAGTTGACGAGGAATTCGTCGTGGTCGTGGCTTTGCTTGCTCAGTATCTGCGCAGGACCCGGAGCGCGGTGATTCGGGACGCGGTATTTAGCGAGTCGCTCAGGTTGAGCCGGCAGGATCCAGATCTTGCGAAATACCTCAAGGCAATAACGAAAACGCGCCTTCGAATTGCTCGTAAGGCGCGCTCTCGCTGATTTAATTTGGATCGGTTTATGCTGCCTTAGTCTGAGGATCCGCCAAGACGTGGATCTCGCGTCTGAGCATCGGCCGGCCGCCGACATCGGCCAGGTAATGTTTGGCTAGCGTCTCGATGTCTTTGTGCCGGCTGAATTTGAGGGTCCTCTTCACGTTGCCGTGGTTCTGCTCGAAGACTTCAGAGATCGCCTGGGCGCGCAAAGCGTGCGTGGTCTTCACGCTACGACGCGCGCCGAGGTGTTTGCCAACCCACTTGGAAAACGCTTTGTAGGAGCGCTGCGTGATCGGCACGAGTGTGTCCATCGCGTGACGCGCAGGACTCAGCTCGCGGATGTCGGCCAGCAATTCTGGACTGATCAAGAGCTGGCCTTCGATGCCTTTCGGCGTGAATTCCGTGCCGTCTTCGTAGGCGTATTTCTCGATCGCTATCTCAGGGCCCTCGGCTGAGTCGCGGATCCAAAGCTTGCGCGCGCTCAAGACTTCGTCGCTACGCATCCCGAGCCAACGGTGGAACTGGAAGGCGAGATACCACCCGGGATTTTCAGTGCGCATGGCGTTGATCTCGTTGGCCATTGTGTTGAGCACCGCCGGCGGGATTGCTTTAAATGTCCTGTCGGTTTTGATCGGGTAGTTCTTGAGAGCTAGCAGACCGGCGAGATCCGGCAACTTCAGATCCGCGTAGAGCGGCATGTAATCTTTCGCGAAGATCGAGCGCGCCTGGTTGAGGTTGCTGTTCGCGCTTTGCTTCGCGCGGTCCATGCGTAGTTCCTGCTGCGGGACGCCGGCGACGAGCGCCTGCATCCAGCTCTCGAACGCCTTGGCCGTGAGCACGCGATCGGAGCGCACGCCTTTCCAGGCTTCTGCGTCCTTGGTCTTTAGGTGCCAGGTCACGATCCTTGCGAGCGCGCAGACATTCGCCTGCAGCGTGGTGACTTTGATGTTTTCCTTGCCTCGCACGGTGCGAGCTTGCGTCAGGTAGATCTTGGTGATGTCCCCGAGCGTGGCGATTTCACGGTGAGTTTTCTTGGCCTCGGCTTCCGCGATCGCGGCGATGTTGCCCGCGGGATCGGGGAAGTATCGCTCGATGATCGCTTGCGCCGCGGCGATTGCCGGCGTTTCGAATCCGATGCCCTGGCCGGTAGTCTGCGACACGCGCTGGATGCCCAGCTCCGCGGTGACGTCTGGGTGCGGCCGGAACACGATGTGGTAGGCGTTGCCTCGCTTGCGGTTTAGCTGCAGGAAGAAACGCCGTTTACTGCATTTGACTGGAACCTGTAATTTTCTGTGTTTGCTCATAGGTGTTGATTTACTTTCTGTTGAGTTTTTGAGTGATCAGGTCCAGGGCCAGGCCGCGCGGTTTGCGCCGGCCATATTCCCAGTCCTGCCAAGTCCTGTGCGGCACGCCCAACGCGGCCGCGGCTGCGGCTTGCGTGAGCGTGTGGCGCTTGCGCCACGCCAGGATCAGTTCGTGAAACGGTGTGGGCCGTTTCGGTGTCTTCGTTCTCATTAGGGTTGATTTGTGCCATACGCGGTGCGTGCGTGTCAAGACGGTTGCTTCCGCGAGGCATTTCAGTATGTTTGCCTTTCTGTGTTGCTGGAGTGGCTTAATTGCCGCTCCCCGCTGCCCGCCGGGTTGAGGCCCGGTGGGCAGATCGGGAACGTCTTTAGCCGAGTGACACTTCGCAATCTGGATTCAGCTTCCGGATCGATTCTAATACCTCACGCTCGCAAGCCCACATCGTATACGCCGTCGGAATTATCGCAGTCCCAAAGAGCTCAGTAAGCCGATCAGCTATCGGCCCGTAGTGACGCGCTTCCCATCCGCTTGTTGTTCTCACTAATTTGATTTTGTTCATTGGGATTAACCTTTCACCAGCAAAACTACGAGGATGGCTGTGTCGATTACCAGGCTCAGAATCCCAACCAACTCAGCCGTTATCCGAGACGCATTGCTGCTCTCGGCCGTTACTGCTTTTTCTGTGTTGCTCATGCCAGGAGAATACAGGCAATGCGTGCAACGTCAAGTAATTATTTTTAAGGCTCGTTGTCGAATTGTTTTCGGATCCTGGCCAGCTCGCGCGCAAACTGCGGATGCTTCCTGGCGAAAGCGCGAATGTAAGAGCTGCACGCGTCTCGGCGAATCACGCTCTCAGGTTGACGCCGGAACCTTGCCAGGCTGCGAAATTCAGCTTGTTGAAGCTCTGTCTCGCAAAATTGAATCTTCTTACTCCACTTATCGTTCCGATCATATCGCATCGTTTGATCCTCCGGGTTTGGTGTGTTGGTTTTACATCGTTCGGCTGCAGTTTGCTGCGCTACCAAAACGATTTTCCCCATGTAAATTCTTTAATCGCTTATTGGGCAAGCAAAATCGTAGGGAGGATACCTGACACTCGTAAACGGCCGCGCCCGCGTCCGGCATTTGTTATTACAATGTTCATGCAAAATGAATCAAACATTGTGATAACTTTTCTCTTGTCGTGATCTTGGGATTGACTGAAAACCTAGAGACAAGGAGAGCGGTTTATGGAGTCTGAGGCAGAGCGGAAGAAAGCGAGGTTCATCGTAAATGTCAGTTACTGGATAACCGAAGCTCAGAGTGCCAAGGTCCGGGAATTGGCAGAGAAGCGACAGTTAAATCAGGCAGATATTTTCCGAGCGGCGCTTCGGTATTACCTCAAGGCGCACAGCGATGCTGACCCGAAAGCGGAAGCTAACCCAGAGCTCGCCGAATTAGCCGCGGCTTAAATCAATGGCGAAGAAGAAGGCCGCGCCGGCTTTTTTTTTATCGGGCAAGACACGCGAAGAGATCGCAGAAGTTGTAAAGAGCAAAGGTCCGCAGGGTGTAGTGGACATCATATTCTCCCTGGTGTCTTTGGACAGGTTACTCTCAGCGAGCGAGATCGCAGAACGTTGCGGAGTGCCCAAGCGTGAGGTCCTGGCCGATATGAAGGCAGGCCGGTTTCATGATCCAATTTTGGGGGCGGGTTTTTTTGCGAGATCATTCAAAGGTTCTTCTTATAAAGTATCGACAGGAGCAGTAAATGAGTGGCGGCGCTCATGGTTCGTGCCGGCTCGAGGTGCCGGCGATCCTCTACCGAGTAAAAAAAAGGCCGCGGCCGCTGAGAACGGTGATGGCGGGAAAAGCGCTGGACAAAAGGCGCTCGACGCGGACCGCGGATCCGGCCCTGAAAAGGGGAGTTCCTTGATACCGATTCAAGAGGTTCACCTGGCATCAGAGGCCCATGCTGTTGTTTTTGCTGACGATGGTCCACGGCCTGGCTCTGGCGGCGAGGCCCGGGCGGCGGGGGTTCGCGACGTCGAGGCCGGGGGCCTTCGCGCGACCGGTGAACTCCCTGAGAAATTTTCTAGCAAGGAGGGCTGATTGAATGGATCCCTCCACGTTCAAATATAGCGAGGCGCGAGTCGCGGAACAGCTCGGCTTACCTCGCGAGGCGCTTCGTGATGTTCGTCTTGTAAATTTCGCGCCTGGTCTGGATTGGAAAAAAATCAGCGGCGAGATCCTGCTCACTGAGGGCGCCGTGGAGCGCGCTGCGAAGCTCACGTTTACGAAGACGCCCGAGCTCGAGCGATGCTTGCCCCAACCTAAAGCGCACCAAGCTAATGGCGAACAGCCGACACGAAAAAAAATGCGAGTGATCCCGCCGCGGCCATTCAATCCGCGGATCGTCTTCGCTGAGGACGCTGAAGGGAACAGACAGCTCGTGTGGGTTGGACGCAATGACACTTTCTGTTTCGACGACGAAATCGAAGTCGAACCACACGAAACTCAGACTGGCATCCTGCAATGCGTGTCCCCAGTTCCCAGAGATACGCGCCGGCCAATCCGATGATGCCCGAGCTTTTACCATTCTCGCCGGACAGCGTGGAGCCCCATGCTGCAAAGGCAGAGAGGGACAAAATCCCCGCCCCTAGTCCTTCGGGGGCGGGGAATCTTCTGCCGGTCACGCGCATCCAGCGCGGCAACGTGATCGTGCGGACTGTCTTTGGCGAGGGACCGCCTTGCCCGATTTGTGGGCGTGTCCTGGCCCCTTTCAGCCGCGGCTTCTGCAAACCATTCAAGCCATGACGAACCTGCCACTCTATCAGATCGCAGATTGGGATCGACTCTTCGAGAACAACCGGTCGCGACACGTCGACAGTTGCACTTTCGTTTGCTTCCGAAACGACGATGGTCCGGCCGCCACAGTAATCGAGAATCATTGCGACTCCGCATCCATCTTCGGCGTATGGCATCGGCTGGGGAAGCTTTGCTCCCGCCAGGGCAAACCGCGGCACGGCTACGTTACCAGCGACGGCACTCGGAACGGGTGGCGCTTAGGCAGCGAGCAGCTCGGGCATATGTGGCGCTTACCAGCATCAACTGTACGCCGCGCATTCGCCGTACTTTCGTCTCGACAAGTCGGCTGGATCAATCTGATCGAAGGCGCGCCGGAAGTAACGTCACTTCAAGCGACGTCTGAAAACGGCAGTCTCGATGACATGCCGCCCGCACTTGTAGTGACGTCCGAAAACGTCACTCACAGTGCAGCGGAAAACGTCAGTGGCAGTGAAATTGACGATGTCAATGAAAGAAAGAAAGAAGGAATGAAAGAACCCCCTGTCGTCCCCCAAGGGGGGACTGAGACAGATTTGCACAATGAGAGCCTTATTGACCAAAATTTTGAGAAATTAAAAAACTGGGTCAACTCCTTGTTTGGCCGCCAAAGAGCTTGGAACTACGAAGAGATGAACCTGCTCACCGAGCTCGTCCCGATCTCGCGCGAGGACCGGGCTCTGCTCTCCTGGGCCTACACACTTCCGCGCGACGTGGAGGGTTGGGCGATCGTGGACGGCGAGCAACTGAGTAAGCCGAAGCACAGTGCTCTACTTCTTCTTCGCGAGTTTTCTTCCGAGATCGACAAGTGGAAGAGCGTGCGCGTTAACCTTAACGGGTCCGAGGAACATGAACCGGAGGGCGATGGGTGGACCCCAGAACGGGTGAAGGTGTGCCAGGAAGATTTTCCTGATACGACGTGGCCGCCGCGTTTTGATTCGGTGCCAATTGATGTACAGCGACAAATTGATCGGCGCGCGCGAGATCTCGTTAATCATGAGTGAAAAAACCATCTCGCAGATGCTGTTTGAAGTGCAGAATAAAAAAAGACTGCGCGAGATCCGCCGCGGCCTGCGCCGGCTCGAGCGCCGCTATTTCTGGTCGCGCGTTAAGCAGATTTTCGGAAGGGCGAAAAAATGAAGCAGGTGGAAATTCATCGCGGTCCGCCGCATAGCGTCGACGCTGAATTGGGCGCGCTGGCTTCGGCTACGCTGACCCGCGAAGCTCTGTGCGAGTGCCTGGACAAATTGACGCTTGATCACTTTTACGTTCCGGCCCACCAATTGATCTTCTCAATTTTCGCTGAGCAACAGCGCAAGGACAAGCCGCTCGCGCTGCCTGGGCTGACGCAAGAATTGATGGACGGATTCCCCGTGGAACATCTGCCGCTGCCAATGGCGCGCGGCCGGTTGGAACGCGGCGGCCGGCCTGTGATCTCGCTCGAGGAGCTGGGAGGCGCACACTACCTGACGAGCGTTTTCACGTTCATTCCCACGGCGGCGCACGTTAGCTACTACATTAACATTCTGCGCGAGAAATTCATTGCGCGCACGATCATCGCCAAGTGCACCGAATTAGTGCGCGTAGCTTACGACGAACAAACCGAGATCGGTGAAGTGCTCGAGCAAACACAGGCGACCCTTACCGAGATCATCATGCAGGCGGAGCACCCGGACATCTTCCGCAATTTGACTGAAGGAGTGACGGCGTTGCTGGAGGAGCTTGAGCATCGCTACCATCACCGCGGCGATTCCGCAGTCGCCGCCGGCGGACTGGCGACGGGATTTATGGATTTTGACCGCATGACCTACGGTTTGCGGCCGGAGCAACTCATCATCATCGGAGCGCGACCGAGCCAGGGCAAAACGGCGATGGCGATGAACATGGCTTACAACATCGCGACGCTGAATGAGGTGCCGGTGGGTGTGTTCTCGATGGAGATGAGCTACCAGGAAATCATCGAGCGCATGTTCTGTGGGAAATCAGGAATCACGATCAACAAATTTCGTGAGGGCTTTCTGAGCGATAAGGAGTTTGAAGACGCGCCGGACCACGGAGCGAAGCTAGGTTCAACGCCGATCTGGATCGACGACACGCCGGCGCTGACCACGTCGGCTTTCAAGGCACGCGCACGGCTAATGAAGATGAAGCACAAAGTGCGCGCAATCATTGTCGATTACCTGCAGCTAATGAGAAGCCTTTCCAAGCGATCGCAAGACGCGCGCTGGATCGAAGTGACCGAAATTTCCGGGACGCTCAAGGCGGTTGCCAAGGAACTCAAGGTGCCAGTGATCGTGTGTTGCCAGCTCAACCGGGAAGCAGAGGCACGCGATGCCTCGTTTTGTAAACCGAAGTTAAGCGACCTTCGCGAGAGCGGATCCATCGAGCAGGACGCCGACGTGGTGGTGATGTTGTGGCGGCCGGACCGGCACCTTGCGCCGCCGAAATTTGGGAAAAAACAACTGGCTCGAATACTGCATTTAAAAGATGACCTGGACGCGCCACTTTGGCTGGATGAACCAAACGATAACAACGGGCAAGATGACAAACCGAGGCTCACCACTTATCAGCTCGCAGAGCGCGACCGGCAAATTTTAGAGTATGCCGGGTTTAACGTGGTGAAACAGCGCAACGGACCGGTGAACGACTTGCGGCTGCGTTTCATCGGCAATCGCACGCTCTTCCAGAACGTGACGGAGAAACTTTACAGCAATGATCCGACAAAAAGGCAACAACGATGAATGGAGGCAACGGAGAGACGCGGCAAAAGTGGGATGACCTGGATTACCGGATAGTGCCCGGAGTGCGCCCTCAATACGAATGGCTGCAGTGCCAAGTGGGGCGGGTGACACTCGAGAAACGGGTAGCGAAATATCCGCCGCAGCCTGTGTTTGAGCTGTTGGGGTTTGGCCGGACGATGGTCGAGGCCGAGCAAGTAGCGGAAAAAAGGTTGGGCCGATGAAGGCTAAACCTCCGACATCATGTAGCCACGCAAGAGCGGTTTTCTTTCACCGATACATGGACGTTCTGGGCGAATGGGGATGGCCATTTCGTCCGGGCCGCGTGGAAGTAAAAATGTCGGCCAAGTTCGCGCGCAAATTCGTGGACGAGTGTCGCGCAGCCGGGATCGGCACCGGTGTATTCGGCCACGATTTCGTCGTATACCTGAGCGATGCCACGCGGCTTCGTTTCAGCATCGACTCGAAGCTCCCGGGCGAAATGTTTCAGCTCAGGATTTTAAAGCGATGAAGACGGACCCTAGAGAAACACCCGAGTATCATGTGCTCGTTATCCCGAACTCGGAGGCGAAGCCGCAATCAGAGTTCACGGCGGGCTGGCACGCAGGATGGAAGGCTGGCGCTGCCGCAGGCGTGGCGCAACGGATCAAGGGCTTGCTCAGGGCTAACGATGCTGTGCCTGGATATCTGCGCAAGCAAATCGCCAAGCTGTGCGATGAAGCAATTTATGGGGAGAAAAAACATCAACCAAAACCTGATCCCGCCTCGGAGATGGAGCCACGACATGCCTGGGATTAACATGAGCGCGGAACTAGCAAAACTGGCGAGCGACAAGTTAGAGCAGATGCAGCTCGTCCTCGAAGGTGAAGAGCTTTACGTGGATCGCGATGATTTGCCGTGCCGTTACACGGCCGAGCGGTTCAAGGCGTATTACCCTGACCGCTATAGGTGCGCGGTGAAATTGCTCGCAGCCGGGCAATTCAGTGAGTACGAGATCGCGAAGTTCGTGCACGCGGATTACAGGACGATTAAGCAAGTGGCGGTCCGATGCATTAGGGACATCGACGAGGCGCGCGCGATGATCCAGCAACAGTCCCTCGGGTTAATGGTCGCATTCGGCGAGCGGGCATTTGAACTGATCGATCGCGCGCAGAAGCCATCAGAAGTGATGATCCCGATGGGGATCGCCAAAGACATTTACCTGCAGGTGGGCGGCTTGCCTACCGCGCGCATTGAAGTGGATCACAAGATTGATTGCGGTGCCGAGCTGGCCGCGCTCTTGCGCGAAGCGGAAGAGAAAGTCAAAACCATCCGGGCAACAGTGATCGATCTACCGCAACTGGAGGAGGGACAGTGAACACACTCGTAACAGGGAAAGAACCGCACCCGACGCTCCCGCTGCCTAAGCCCGAGCTGGCAGAGGCGCTTGGAGCTGAGTGGCTGGAGAAGTTCTATGCCGTGCGCCGGCAGCGGATGCTGGACATGGAACGGGATCCTCTCAATTTTGGACACGAGCCGCCAAGCTGGAAGCGCGCAGACGAAACGCTCGCGGCGTTTCGCAGGGAATTTCCTGTAGGGGTGATTATTTGCCTGATCCTGGGCGGCCATCGCGCTGGAAAAACTGAGTGGCGCTCGAAGCGAACAGTGGAAAACATGTTCGCAAATCCCAATTACAAAGTTTGGGCGTGCCAATCGACGCAGGAAGCGTCGCGTGAAGCGCAGCAATCGAAAATTTATCGGTATCTCCCACCGGCTTACCGCGCTGAGAGCGGGAAACTGCGGCGCGGGGCTCGGCTCAAAGTGAACTACACGCCGTGGGGCGGGTTTACTGAGGACGTATTCGCCGTCGTGAACCAGCACGGCAACACGAGCGATTGCAGGTTCAAGTTTTATTCGATGAATCCGCGGTCCCTTGAGGGTGCCGAGATCAATGAGGGCTGGCTGGACGAAGAAGCGCCGTTGGATTGGCTGGATGCAGTGATCTTTCGGTTGGTTTCGCGCAATGGGATCCTCTTTCTCACGTTCACGCCGCGCTGGGGTTACACGCAAACGGTGAAAGCGGTGCTGAACGGCGCGGAGACGCTCTCGGAAACTGATGCGGACACGGAGCTATTAGCCGTGCGCGGCGTGAACGGCGAGATCCTCGCCGCGCGCAAGGTGCCGCTGCTCCAGCGCAATCTCAACGTGGCTGTGCCAGGACACAGAGCTAAGGCGACAATCGTTTACTTTCACACGAGCGAGAATCCGTTCCCGCCCGGGAACTGGCCGCAAATGAAAGCGACGCTCAAGGGCGCGAGCGATGACAAGATCCTCACCACAGCTTACGGCGTGCCCACCAAATCGATGATGGCGCGGTTCCCGATGTTTAACGATCCCACGCACGTCGTCTCACTAAACCGGTTCAGAGAGATCCAGAAGGCCGGCGGGACATGGTATCACTTTCTCGATCCGTGTAGCGGACGGAACTGGTTTCAGATTTGGATCTTCGTTGACCCTCTTAACCGGGCCTTTGTTGCCGGTGAATCGCCATCGTTCGACCACGAGTGGGCCTACATTCCTGGGATTGGGAATCCGGGGCCATGGGCGGTTCCCGGTAACAAGGCGGACGGCGACATGGGCGACGGCCAAAAGGAATGGGGCTGGGGTTACACCCGTTACCTGGAAGAGATCGAACGGGTGGAAAGACTTTTGAGCGGCGGGGGTAAACTCGAAGCCGAGGCCAACGTGCAGGGAGATCCTGACAGCCGAAATATCAGATCGGCTGATACCGCCGCGGTTAGAGCCCCGTCCGCTCAAAAAATCTCAATTAGCGTGCGGTGGATCGATGCGCGCTACGGGAACGCGCGCCGGACGCAGGAAGAGCGGTCCACCACGCTCATCGAAGATCTGTCCGAGATGGGGATGGATTTCTACGCCGCGCCGAGCGAGAAGGCGATCGATTCCGGCCGTGGGGGCGGCGACGGTTCTTTGCGAATGATTAACGACCGGATCTTCTACGATGTGAAGCGCCCGATCGATCACACGAACCAGCCACGCCTGTATTGCGTGGAGACTGTGCCTAACACGATTTACGCAATCAAAGAGTGGACCGGCAAGGATGGCCAACACGGTTGCACGAAGGACCCTGTCGATTGTCTGCGGATGTTTGTGTTGAGCGGCAGCGAGCATGTGGACCAGGCGCTGCTGCAACCGCGGATGCCCTGGATGGAGCAGTTCAAGAGGTAAGACAATGGCCCTTGAACTAGAGCTAATCCAATTGCAATACGTCGTTCTAGAAAACAACGTCCAGGCAACAAGAGACGCTGTGGGCCGAGCAATCGACGTGTGGCGAGCTGAGGAAAAGCTGAGAGCACAAACGATCGATGGGCTTGAAAATGAGATTCGCAACCTGCGTGCCGTTCTCAGGATCGACGACAGGATATTTAAACATATACGACGGAAAAAACTGACAAAGAGACGAGGAAAAAATGGCACAACAACTAGTTAACGTTCGAGGGCATTACCCTCAAGGCTACCCGCGCGGCGGTGGCTCGGCATTTGGCGGCGGCAGCAGTTATGACCCGGCAGCGTTGGAAAAGGCGACTGAGACGCCGGACCTGACCACGTTTAAGACTGCGATCTTCGATGCGCAAGGGTCATCCCTGGCGAGGGATTATTACACGCGCAATCTGTGTGCACGCGATTGGTGGTATTCGCGCTGGGATTACCAGACGGTGGATGCCCGTAAGTGGGGTTGCCCGGAGGCCGGGATCCAGCCGTGGCCGTGGCCCGGGGCGTGCGATACGCGGGTGCGCATGGTGGAGAAAGTGATCGGGCAACATCGCACGATCGCCACCTTTGCGCTGCGTAACATGAAGGTGCAGGCTAAGTCTACCCGGCCGGCGGTGACCATCCGCGAATCGCAACAGGCGACGACGCTCCTTAACTGGATGCTGTTTTCCCACATGCAAGCGGAGCTACACCGCGAGGCGCGGCTCGCGATCTCGTGGCGGAACGGTTACGGCGCTTCGATCCTGCACGTTGATTGGAAGCAGACCCGGCAACTGGATTACATCGACGTTAACGTGATGGGGTTACAGGAGTTTGTGAACGAGCCGGCAGTGGCGCAATTTATCGGGCAGGACTCGCAGATCCCGATCGGGGAGAACTTGGACATCACGGACTTGCAGGAAATGATCATGGACCCGGCTTACGCCGATGACCTGGCAAAGATGCTGGTGGCTGTGTCGCACGATTATCTCACCCTTAAAACGGCCAGGGCGAAGCTGGACGATTTGCGGGCGATTCGCACGGTCACGATCCCGGTGCCTTACGTGTTTGAATCCCGGCCGCGGTGGACGGCGCGCCGGCCGATGGTGGACGTGCTCTTTCCCACGTATGCCGATGATCTCCAAAGGGTGCCGTTTTACGACATCATCGAGTTTGTGAGTGAGACGGAGTTGCGCGACCGCGTTGAAACGGCCGGCTACAGCGAGGCGTTCGTGGAAGCGGCGCTCGAATTTCGGGGACCGAGTAGCTCCGGTGACTGGCGGCTTACGACCGCGGCAGAACGTACCGCCATTACCGGAGTAGGGCCAGGCAACATGGATAACGACATCGAGCTGCATCATTTCTACACGCTGGTGCAGGACCGCGATGTGCCTGCGCGGTTCTGCACGGTGTTCCACATAGACGTGGATATCGCGGCCAAGCACGAGCCAGCCGGATACGATCACGGCGAGGCTTGCGTGCACCCGCTCCGGTTCGAGATCGAGGACCGTCCGATCTTGGCCAGCCGCGGGATCGCTGAGATCGCTTACACCTGGGAACAGGAACTCAAAGCGCAATACGACGCGCAGAGCGATCGCACGGCGCTCACGTTGCGGCCGCCGCTGCTTACCACTTACGATCAGGTGCAGAAGATGAAGGAGAGCATTCAGCCGGGCGTTGTGATCCCGATGCGCAAGTTTGATGAGGCCGAGTGGATGCGGATGCCGCCCTGGGACCAAGTCTCGATCATGATCATCCAGGAAGTAGAGAAACGAGTGGACGATCACTTCGGGATCTTCGGCGCTGAAGTGGACCCCGACTTGAAGAAATTGCGACGGGAAGAACTCGTGGACGACATTTTGCTGGAGCTGAAGGGGCCCACGCAGCAGACAATGAAACTGATGCGGCAATTACTACCGGACGCCGACATCGCTGCTGTGGTGGGCCCCTTGACCCGGCCGTTCCACATCACGCGCGCTGAGATCCAGGGCGAATGGGAGATCTCCGCCACGGTGGACCTGCGCAACATCGACAGTGATTGGTTGAAAGAGAAGCTCGGGTTCCTCGCCCAACTGGCGCAGCTCGACACCCAGGGGATCCTGGATAAGACGGCGCTGCTTAAAGCCGGCGCGGAAGCGATCGATTACAGTTTTGCGGACATGGCGATCCAGGATCAGCAACCGGCCACCCAGGCAGAAGTGCAAGACGAACAACGCGCCGTGGACCTCATCATCGGGAGCGGGCAGGACCAGCCGCTGCCGCAGGGAGCCAACTACCAATTGCGATTGCAGACGTTGCAGGCGAAGCAACAAAGTATTACGCAGAATCCTGCAACGATGAAGATCATCCAGAGCAATCCCGACATCATAAAGGTGCTCCTTAACCGAGCCGCGTATTACCAGCGGCAACTGCAGCAGCAACAGAACGCGCAGATCGGCCGGATGCAGGTGAGCCAGACCTTTAACAAGAACGCGCCGCAAGTGGCCGCGCCGCCAATGATGGGGGCGGGTAATGTGGGTATGGGGGGGAATGATGCTATGTCGGCGCTCATGGGCGGCGGCGGCGGAGCAGGAGGTTACTAACAAGCCATGAATGACAAAGAGAAATGCGGTGTAACTAGCCAGAACAAGGCTCCCAAATACTGCAATCACGAACTGGATAATGAACTGAAGTGCGTGAAATGCGGGAAACGATTCAGGATACCCGGAAAACCGCTACAAAAACAAATGACCGACGCCGACAAGATTCTCGCCAAGCTGGATGAGATACTGGAAAACTATACCACGACCGACAAATTTAGAAGCAGTCCAATTTTAATATCAATGTTGGGGCTAAACGATGTTCCAGCACTCATCGCCGCGCTGCGGATTGCGCTGAAGGCTGTTCCGCATTTCGCAAAGGCAACTATGCGCGACATTGCCGAGAAACTTGGAGTGAAGCCATGAACGAACCACAACCAGTCGAACTATGTAACAAGTGCGCAACGTATCACTTCGTCGATGGAGCATGCACCCAAACCGATGTGAGCGCATGGAATCGGATACTAACAGAAGAGGAACTGTGCTTCATACGGGATAACCCCGGTATCACAGACCCGTTGGAGGGCAAGCCATGAGCGACACTGAGAAGATAGATTGGGACATGAAGCCGGAAACTCCCTTGCGCCCGTCACGCACCGTAAAAATGAAATTCGTTAAAGCGATAACCGACACCGACAAGATCAAGGCCAAGCTGGACAAGTGGAAGTCCGAACCGCAATCGCCGCGAGAACAAATGCTCGACGCCGCGCTGAGGATTGCGCTGGAAAAGCTTGCATGGTATGCCACTGCCACATATCCAGATGACGGCAGCGGCAGGCCACCAGATGCTTACCAGAGAAGGGCTAATCAAGGACTGCACGCTATCGCCGAGGCGCTGGAGGGCAAGCCATGAACGACATCGACAAGATCAACGTCAAGCTGGACAAATGGAAGGCCGATCCGCACGCGCCACGGGAACAAATGCTCGATGCCGCGCTGAGGATTGCGCTGAAGGGATTAGAGCGTTGCCAAAAGAGAACGCTACATGCCAAGAACACCATTTGGGCCATTCAAGAAGCGTTGGAGGGCAAGCCGTGAGCGACACCGAGAAAATGGAATTTCAATGTGAAGTTGGGATTGGACTTTGGGGGCAGGTTAGGGATTACCTGAGTTTGGTCGCGTTAAGGTGTCCAAACGTCCGGTGGCACGAGTCGCGCGGGTGGATTGTAAGGACGTTCACTGTCGTCGGATCATCGAGCGACATCCAACACATATCGGGGGACATGCAACGCTGGATTACGGACTCTTGCGGCAGGGAAAATGCACACAATTAATGGATGGGAAATGACCGACACCGACAAGATCAACGCCAGACTGGACGAGATAGAAGATAACTCACGTCGTCTTGTCCACTCGCCGCACGTTTGCAACAGTGCGCTCGCCGCGCTGCGAATTGCGCTGGAAGGACTAGCATCACGCAGGGAGCTACTGGAAGAACTTGGTGCCACACCTAGAAACTGGGAACATGAAATTGCCGCAGCGTTGGAGGGCAAGCCATGAACGACACCGAGAAAATCAACACCAAGCTGAATGAGATCGGTTACGGGTTCGATTGCTGCAAGGCCGATCAATGTCCAGCAGCAGACACAGGAAAAGCACTCATCGCCGCGCTGAGGATTGCAGTGAAGGGATTAGAGCGTTGCCAAAAGAGAACGCTACACGCCAAAAATACGATTTGGGCGGTGGCCGAGGCGTTGGAGGGCAAGCCATGAGATGGCAATGGATAAGGCCAAGACGCTTGCCGGCAGACGACACGTTGTTTACCGGGGCCTTGGCGGTGGCTGATACTGAGCCGTGGTGGATCGGCGTGCACGCCATTATCGACCAGGCGGAGTGGGAAACGATCGAAGGCGCGCGCCGGCGGACTAAGGAAACTAACGCATGCATCGCGGCAATCGGCGCAGGCGAAGGTGTGGCACTTGTGAGACAGAAACTGATTGAGGCGCGGGAGCTCGCCCTAACAGAAATGAAAGGAGGGATACAACATGGCTAAGAACTTCATTCAAAAAGCAATCAAGCATCCGGGCGCTCTGCACAAGCAGCTCGGTGTGCCGGTGGGCAAGAAGATCCCGGCAGCCAAATTAGCGGCCGCGGCGAGTAAGGGCGGCAAGCTCGGGCAACGGGCAAGGTTTGCGCAGACGTTAAAGAAATTGAACAAGTAGAAGCGGTGAAGAACGGTGACAAATGGTGAAAAGCCCCCAGGCCAGCTCTGCCGTCGCGCGGCATTGATCCACTGGACACAGTGGAGTGACAAAGACATCCAATACCTGGTAAGCGCCGGCCGGCTGCGGATTCAGAAATTGAAACCTAACAGCCGTCCGCGTTACTTCGTGGACTCGGCGCAAGCAATCATGGACGGAAAAGGATGACTGTTTTGGTGGTGAGCGGTGTCGAATAACGCGCCATTACGCGCCATTACGCTCCAGATCGGAAACAGGCCCTTGCCAGGCAACTAGCTGTTGTGGCAAAGCGCTGTTCATGCGGCGCTTCCTAGGTTCCATCGCGCGCGCCGACCGGCGCGCAACCGTGAACCCATGTTACCACTTGGAGGGGTTGCTCCATGGCTGAGCCTCTTACGGCCGCCCAGGGTGCGCAGGACGCAGATATTGCCACCGCTCCACAGGAAACACCTGTGGATAAACCAACGACGACAGCGAAACAGAGCGATGTAAAAGGTTTGGCGGATTTTCTGGACATCCCCAAAGAGGTCCAGTCGCAGCTTAAACCGAGAAGTGTGCAACCGATGGAGGGCGATATACCGCCCGACCATCGTCCCGCCACTGAGGCGGGACCAGCCCAGGAAGAAGAAGGCGAATTGCCACTGGAAGAACGGCCCCAAGAGGTGCCGGTTCCAGAGGAAGAAGCCGAAGAAGCTGATGAGCAGGAGCCGACGGCGGCCGAGGCCGAGCATCCCGAGAAGGCAGACAAACGCCTAAAACGGATCAACCGGCTGACACGGCAACGCAATGAAGCTCTCGATCGCGTGGATGAATTGCAACGCAAGGTTGCTGCCTACGAGGGGACTGCGGCTGAGCCCAGCCAAGACGGCGGGACTGCAGCCCCTGTGCCAGGTGCCAGCCCATGGCTGCGATACATTACCGATGAGCGCCAGTTACGGACGGAAGTCGCGAAAGCAGAATCTTTAATTGATTGGTGCGATGCGAACCCGGAAGGAACTGGCCTTAGCGACCAGGCGGTCGATCCGCAATACTTGTTGAAATACAACAAGGGGGAACTGACCCAGGAAGAAGCAGCGCAAAAAACCGTAGCCAAGTGGAGACGGGAAGCTGATAAAATCGTGCGCGGCGCGCCTGAGCGCCGGGAAGAACTGCGCGAATACGGCGCAGTGCGAAACCAGACGGAAACGCTTGCACGTCAGGCGTGGCCGGAAATGTTCGATAAGCGCACCGAGGAATATCAGCTTGCGCAGAATCTCTTGCGGCAGTTTCCGTTCCTCACAAGCCTGCCACAGGCGAATTACGCCGTGGGCTTGTTAATCGAGGGAGCCAAGACGTTGCAGGGCAAACTGGACCGGGCACAAGGCAAGAACGGCACACAGACACCGCGCCACCGAGACATTAGCGAGCGCGTGTTTGAGCCCAGGGTGCCGCTGGCACCGCACACCGCAGAGCCTCTAAGTCGCGAAGTTAAGCCGTCGTCACACAAACGATTGAACGAAGCAATGAGCAATCTCGTGAAAGATGTTGACGGCAGCTCGAGCTCCCTGGCAGCCGCGTTTGCGGCGCTGGACGCGACACGCAATACGCGAGCGGGAAGCAGAACACCAGTCAAAAGCTAACACGCTGGTTGCTCCTTATTATTTGAAAGGAAGCAACGAACTAAATGCCAGCAGTAATTGAGCCCGAGCTGGTCGGCAAAAGACAGGACCTGTCTGACATGCTTTACGTGGCGGACCGCAAGGTCACCCCAGGCATATCGTCGATCCGCAAGGGCGAACGACTTAGCAACATGCTCTATGACTTCATCGTCAAGAGCTACGGTGCCCGTAAACCGGGCGGCGTGCCGGATGGCAAGGACGTGAATGCGTTCGACGCACAAACTCCCAAACGGCAAATGCAAGCGCGCGGCGAAGTGTTTCGGCGTGCGCCAATGGTAGGCTTTATCGCGCAAGAGATGAGCCTGGCCGGCGGCGTGGCCGGAGTGCCTAATCAGTTCAACGAAGCCAAGGCCGATCAACTCATCGAGCACAAGCGCGACATCGAAAAGGAGCTCTGGAGTAACCAAGATTCCAGACCCGACGATGGCGTGAACGGTGCCAAGATGAGGGGCTTAGGACGTTGGATCTACGATGGGGCCGCAACGCTCACGCTTGACCCAGCCGATCCGTCACCAACAACCGGTTACTTCGAGCTACCTGTACCCACGGATGCGCGGACGCCGGCAAACCAAATCTACACAGGATCGATCAGTGCAATGACTCAAGCGCAGTTTGAGGCATTGATCCAGGCCAAATACGAAAACACGGGCGCGAGCAGCGATCTCCGCGGGTTCGTAACACCGATCGTAAAAAACCGTGTAGGTTTCTTCTCACGTTACCAGCCTGACGTGACGACTTACTCCAGCCGGGTATTCGTAACGAGCGGGTTCCTGGAGGGCAACACCCTCTTTGGAGCTACGATCGACGTTTACCGCAGCGACTGGGGAACGTTTGAGTTGTTCCCGGTGCTGTCGGATTTCACGCCGACACCTTACACGGGTTATTTCCTCGACATGGCGCAACCGCGCTTAAGGAGCGCAGGCACGTATGAGAGCACGGACCTGCCGAACCTGGGCGGTGGGCCGAGGGCAATGATTCAATCCATCCTCTCGATCTTTCCAGGGGACCCACGGGCCCACTGCAAGATCGCTGGAACCGCTTAATCGAAAGGAGTTAAGAAGAAAATGTTACTACGACCATTAACAACGAACGAGAGAGCGGAGACACCCGGGTTCACGCACGTGGTGATCATCACAGCAAACGACCTCACGCAAGCGACGGTCGCGACCGCGCAAGCATTCACGGTAGTGGCTATTGCCAAAAACGACGTGATCCTGCGCGCATTCGGGAACCCTGTGGTGCCCTTCCAGAACACTCTGGATCCGGCGTTTAACTCGGACACCGTGAGCGTGGGAGACACCGGCAGTGCCACGAGGTTCACTACGGCCACTGAGGCGAATGCTAATGGGGCTTTCGCGCCCGTATTGGGAAACACACCGTTTCTCTACGCGGCCAACGATAGCCTGGTTATTACCGTCAACTCAATGGCGGCCAAAGCCTTGGCATCCATTAACAGGGGCGAGTATCACGTCTTTTTGTCGTGGTTCCGCTCCAGTTACGTGTCGAACGCGATCGCGCGCACGGCCCCATCGAAACCCTAACCCAATCTAATCGTGCCGTCCCGCCTCAGAGGCGGGACGGGACGAGAACGGGCGAAACTAGAAAGTAAAACTCAAAATGAGCAATCAAAAACATGAGCAGCACAAGCCAAGTGGCAAGGCGGCCGGCGACGCCGAAATGGCGCAGGTAGTGCCTCCCAGCAAGGAGGCAGCGGAAGAGGAGAAGAAGCGCGCGGAGCTGGCCGAAAAGACCGCGCCGCCATCGGGCCCGGTGCCTTACACCGGCGCTGCGCCGGAAACACCAGCCATTCGGAAGAAGGCTGCGGAGCTGAAGAAGTTCCAGGCTGAACAGCAGATCAAAGAGGCCGAAGAAGAAATCAAAGCTGCTGAGAAAGCCGAGAAAGAGCAGGAGCAGAAAGAAAAGTCGAACGAGTAGCGGGACGCGGCATGCCCGAGACTCTGCCATCGACGAGTGGGGACGCGGCCTTGGGCTTCGCGCTTGAAGCAGGGCCGCGTGCCTTTACCCCGGATCTCACCCAGGCGCTACGGCTGGAGATCGCTAAAGCGGGCAAGCACGGGCCTTACATGGATGCGTTACTTTGCCTGGCGCAACACCAGGTCGCCCTCATCCACGCCGCGATCGCCGCGGTGAGCGCCGATAATCGCAGGATCGAGGCAACTGAAGAATTCAAGGCCGCCAACGGGCTGGGTTGCCCGTGGTATCGAAAGCCGCAACTCTTGCACGATTTCTTTGAAGCGATTTACGGCGACGGCTGCTGGCAGGATAAGGATTTTGTGGAGGACGTTCTCAAGCATCACCCCGGCTTGAGGATCAAGGTCACACGAGGCACAAGGGGGCAACAATACCTTAACGGAGGATAAGCAATGAAAAGATTAACCTGGATCGTGGTCGCGCTTGTAGTCGCCCTGTGGCCAGTGCGGGCGGAAAACTGGGCGGAACGCAAAGCGCCCTTCTACTCGTCGACGCACATCACAAGCAGCGGCACGACGAGCATCACGAGCACGACGAGCTACATCTCGTCGATCGTGGTCACAGTGACCAACGCTGGGACCACTTGGACTGTGCAGATCGCAAACAAGGAAAGCACAGCGAAAGTTGTTTGGGCCAGCGCCGGCACTGCCGTCACTGTCGGCACGACCTTTATGGATTGCGACGTGCCAGTGATTTCGACGGGCGGAATCGTCATCACCACAGCGGGCACGGCCGGGGTGATGGACGTGTTTATCACTTACTGGCAATAAGAGAAAGCTTTGGATGAAGACCTGTATCGCCAAGCACGTCGCGGCAGGGGGCACAGTGACCTTGATCGATCACTCGGTCTACGTCTATGGCGTCATCCTCTCGTGCAGTAACGCCGGGTCCGGTGGTTGGACGGTCACGATGCGCGATAGGTCGTCCACACCACTGCAGCTCGTGCCCGCCTTTGTCCTTGGACCGCCCGCTGACGGCCTGGCGAAGTCCATCGATATTCACAACATCCCGGCTTACATGATGAATGGAATCGACTTTGTTACCACTAGCGGCACTCCCGGCGTGGTGGACCTTTGGGTAACCGTGTCAGATCAGTCGAGCTAAAGGAACCACCGAAGATGCCGTTCAACAAACTTGGGCCGAACAAATACCGGGGACCGAGCGGCAAGGTGTTTAATTACAATCAGGTGCGCCTTTACTACAGCCTGGGCGGAAAGTTCCCTGGCCAGAAAGGCGGCAACGCCAGCAAGCCCGGATCGCACCGGTCCGCTCCCGCCTCGGAGGCGGGATCAAAAGGGAGGCCGCGGTGAGGACCGTCACGTTGCGATCTGTGTATGAAGCGATCGTGCGCCGGCACGGCATGGATCCGCGCGGCGATGCGATCACCCAGGACACTGCCAACGCGATCACTGAGCACATTAACAACCGGATCCAGATGGGATTCAGCTACTGGCCGTTCCCCGATCTCACCGTCACTGAAGAGCGCGCTTACCGAACCGTGTGGAACGCCACGAATCAATTTTACCGGGGCGATGATGTGTTCTTTATCCCGAACGCGACTTATTACCATGTGTTGGACAACTTGATTACGGATCCGATCCCCGGCACGCCGCCGTCGACGCAGTCGGGCCTAGACGGTACGTGGACCACGAATAGCGCCTACTTCGAGATCTTAAGCCCAGTGGACACTTATGTTGCTTACGATCAGACCTGTAAGCATTCGATCGGACAAGCGTTGGGTGTTTACAGCAGGAACCCGAGGTTGAATTCCGCAAACGGTTGTTGCTGCCAGGACATGTGCCTCCCGTTCCGGCCGAGCGAGAAGGGGATCGACGTTTACTACGCGCAAGGGCCCACGGTGTTCGTCCACTTTATGCTGCCACCGCCCACTTTCTCGATGACGCCATGGCTCGCGAACAAGGCCTATAACAGGGGCGACCGGGCGCTTTACACGGACGGGAATTGTTACCGGTCCATCACGGACGCGAACACGCAGTCTCCAAACACGACTTACTGGGCGCTGGAACCTTTCCCTGACGTGCTCGCGCTCTATGTGAAAGCAGGTGCGTATGCGGACAGCTTGCGCGAAACAATCTCAGACGGCGTGGATGACGCGACGCGCATGGCGCGTATGGCCGCGGCCACCGCCGAGGCCGAACGCCAGATCCAGGGCGCGATCGACACTCTCTCCGCGCAAGGCCAGCTCTTCTATTACACGAGCGCCAGGCGTTATCCTCCTGGCGTGATCGTCACCCAGCCGTGGACCGGGGCGACTGTGAGCGAGCTCACGGACAAGTGCGAACAAGACTGGACTTTCTTGCCGCCGCGAATGGACGTGGCCCCGCCGGCGCGTGGCAGCCTGTGGTTTACCGGACCCAGCGATCCCACGTCCACGAACCCGCCGGCCGTGGAATTGCAACCGCAGGACATGTATCTCAATAGCACGACCGGCGACGTGTTCCAGTTTGACGGCACAACTATGAGTTGGAGGAGGCCATGAGTTGGGCGCCGGAAGGCAATATCAAAGGGCCGCCAGGGATTACCGCGTTTACCCGGCAAGGCGTGACCCCGCTCGTCAACGGGCAAAGCTTTGTCGCCGTGGTTTTCATTGCGGCTATGGCTGACAATACCTGGGTGTTCGGCGGGTGCCAGGTTCTTAACATTGTTGACGGCGCTGCCCTTAGTATCGTGCCGACAACGATTACTTCAAAAACCGCCGCGGGGTTCACGATACAACTGAGCGGCGCACCAGACTCGGGCAATTACTTTCTGCAATGGAGCGTGGCAGGCGCTCCGACTGGCGGCGCTGCTACTACTTATGGGTTGACCGGGCCAATTAGCGGGTATTCCGGCATTGCCTCGGGGAGTTTTATGGTTGCGATCCCGGTCGGGACAACACTGGCTGCGCCAGTAACCGTGACACCGCACGACGGCGGGGCGGGCGGCGCGTTCACGCCTGCGAGCATCATGCTGACTACCGCTGCGCCTTCCGGTGCGTTTACTTACACGCCTTCGAGCGCGGGAGTTAAAACAATCTCTACGACGAACAACGGTGCGCTGATGGATCCAACTGCGCTGAGTTACACATCGATCCTGTTTGCATACACGCTCACCGGCCCCATCGCTGGAGATGTCGCCGCGGCTTCGACCAATTTCACGGTGGCGCTCGCAGCCGGGGTGAGCGTTTCCGGCACGGTCACGATCACGCCGCACGACGCTGGAACCGGCACCGCTGGCACGTTCACGCCCACGACCGTTGCGCTCACTAACGCCGCGCCCTCGGCGACCTTTACGTACACGCCTGGTTCGACCGGCACCAAAACGATCAGCACCACCAACAGCAGCACGCTGGTTGACCCCGCGTCGCTCAGTTACAATGCGACCGCGCCCGTGCACCTGTTGAATACCCTCATTTCCTACTGGAAACTGGACGAAACGAGCGGCACACGAGCGGACAGTCAGGGCGCTAATCCGCTTACTGCCGTCAATCCGACCGGGAGCGCCACTGGCAAAATAGGCAACGGCGCGCTGTTTGTTCCTGCCAGTTCCACGGTGCTGGATCATATGACCAATTCCGATCTAGAGGTTACCGGCAGTTTTACGTTCTCGGTGTGGGTAAAAGCAGCAAGCACCCCTGGCGTGTCCTATCAGGTGTTGACAAAATTTAGGACTACTCCGGGCGATTACTACCTCTATCATCATCCGACCGCTGGCTTCCAGTGGGGTGTAACAGACCCAAGCACAATATCCGCGAATATGGGGTCAGCGGTCACGGTTGGCACATGGTATCATCTGGTCTGCTGGTATGACGCTGGAGACACCAAGGCGCACATGAGAATCAACGATACCACCTCGTTCGCGTCCGTCACAACCGCGCTAACACAAACCGTAGGGCATTTTCGTCTGGGAGCGCGGGATATAACGGGAAACGAGCAGTACTTTGACGGTGTGATCGATGAGGTTGGCTTCTGGAAACGATTGCTGACCGCCGCCGAAATCACAGCGCTCTATAACACCGGAGCAGGCTTGCCATTTAGTTCGTTCACGACATGAGGAAGTTTGATTTCACGCTCTCAGTCCCATTTTGGCGGCGTTCGCCTTACGTTGCGTTTCACTTTACGCATTGGGGCTGGCAAATGCGACATGGGCGAACGAGGGAAATTTTCCACTGCGGAATAGGCATTGGTAAATACTCCTCTGACTGGTCACGTTGGAAATGGTTTGACCTACACGGTCGGTGGAGATCGAGAGCATGAACAGGTTCGCCATCAAAAACGGATTGCTCCAGAGCGATTTGGATTTCGCAGGGTTCAAACGGCTCAATGACGCTACTCCCGGTGGCGGAGGCGGCGGATCGGCTATTGGCCCGAAAACCTACGATCTGAAAGCGGATTTCGGAGCCAACGGCAACGGGGTCCAAGTTTACGATGCAGTCATGACCAGCGGCTCATCAACGCTGACCAGCGCCAGTAACCCGTGGGTCGCGGGTGACGTAGGCAAAATCATCGTGGTAGTCGCCGCTGGCGCGGGGGGTCACGATCTTGTGACCACGATCACCGGGTTCACGAACGCTGGAACGGTCACACTTGGCGCTCCCGCCGCCGCAAGCATCAGCGGAGAGATTGCCACGTTCGGTTCGGATAACACAGCAGCTTTGCAGTCTGCAATCAACGCTGTCGCAACAGGCGGCGGCAAAATCTTTGCTCCGGAAGGGATTTACATACTGAGCGGTGCGCTGCAAACAGTGCGGGACGGTAAGACTTACAATGCGCAAATCACGCTGCCGTTCGTCCCTGTCATGAGCGCTCCTAGTGCGGTGTTGCCGCACGTTATCACTATAGAAGGCGAAATCCCAGGGGGCGTGGCCATGTCGATGGATAAGCTGCGTAAGACGGGCAGCATTTTCTTCTCGACGGTCACAGGGTCAGGCACAAGGCCGTCGTGCATCGGCGGCCCGCAGATAGATGCTTTGAGTTTCCCGGCTAATTTTACGGCGGTCGCGTTGTTCATGAAGAACCTGGAATTTCGTTGCTACGACGATCCGTCGATCACCATGCTTGACATGCTGACCGTGTTTCAGTTCTGCCTTGACTCTGTGACAATCGAACCGGACTCGATTATCCGGCAAACGGTTTCTTTTGGCACCGCCACCTTCAAGCAGCCCACACACACAGATAGCGTGGGCATCATTTTCCCAGGGCACCCGAACGCTTCCCGAAACTATTGGCGAAACGTTGACGTAGCCGGGTTTTATACGGGCGTTCAAATGCAGGAAGGCATGTCCGGCGACAACAACTCTGTAGCTTTATGCTTCCACGGGATCCTGTTGAACACGGGCGACTACAATTATCTCAATAA